CGCAGTGATGCCATTTTATGGTGAAGGTGAAAGAAGAACTCTAGCTGCAAATGCAAATATTGTTTCTCCAGATATGTTCAATTGGAAAGATGCATCTGAAGAGGAAAGACAAAAAATACTACACACAATCAGAGGTAGTAGATATCGTTATGGTGGAGGTGGAGGAGGCCTTGGTGAGAAAAGAGATTGAATACAAATACAATGAAGACAATATCCTAACCGAATTAAAAGAATATATTGACAACACATATGGTCAACACTATAGTCACAAGAACTTTCAGGCGACTGAGTTTGTGATTGATAGTGGACATGGTGAGGGTTTCTGTATCGGTAACATAATGAAGTATGCACAACGATATGGAAAAAAGAATGGTAAGGACAGAAAAGACTTGTTAAAAGTAATTCACTATGGTATAATGGCGTTATACAACCATGACCTTGATAATGGTGATAAAGAATTGGATGGCTTAGGTATTAAGTCTGAAGATGGATGTTAATATAATAAGGAGATATTATGAAATTAAGTGAACACACACAATCAGTTCTGAAAAATTATGCAAGTATAAATCAGAACCTAGTTATTAAAGAGGGTAACGAATTACTAACTATGTCCTCTATGAAAAACATAGTTGCAAAAGCGACAGTAGAAGAAACCTTTCCAAAGGAACTTGCAATCTACGACTTGAATGAGTTTCTCGCAGCTCTATCATTATTCAAAAATCCAATCCTAGATTTTGATGAACAGTTTGTCACTATCAAAGAAGAACAAAGTCCTAGTAACTCTTTGAAGTATTTTTACTCAGACCCATCTGTTGTGCAAACACCAACTAATAGTATCACCATGCCTTCTGAAGAAGTAAAATTCAAATTAAGTAATGGTGACTTATCTAAAATGAAAAGAGCATCAGCGGTTATCAATGCACCAGATATGACACTTGAAAAGTCTGATGGTGTTTCATCACTAGTCGCAAAAGATAAAAAGAACGATACTGCAAATAACTATTCACTAGATGTCGAAACTCAAAGTGATGGTCAGTTTAAGTTCTACTTCAAAGTAGATAATCTAAAACTCATGGATGGCTCTTATGATGTTTCGATATCATCTAAGAACATTAGTCACTTCAAGAGTGAGAATACACAAGTAGAATACTGGATTGCATTAGAACCAGAATCATCATACTCTGTTTGATTTTGGTGATATATTATGGAAACATTTTTATGGGTCGAGAAGTATCGACCAGTAACTATTAGTGAATGTATTTTACCAAAAGATTTGAAAGACACGTTCTCTGAGTTTGTAAAAGACAAACACATACCTAATCTTATATTGTCTGGTTCTGCTGGTGTTGGTAAAACAACAGTTGCGAAAGCGATGTTAGATGAAATAGGTGCAACATCTATGATGATAAATGGTTCAGAGGAGTCTGGTATTGATGTCCTCAGAACTAAAATCAAAAACTTTGCATCTACTGTATCTCTTGAGGGTGGTAGAAAGTATATAATACTTGATGAAGCGGACTATCTAAATCCACAATCAACTCAACCAGCCTTGCGTGGTTTCATGGAAGAGTTTCATAAGAACTGTGGATTTATTCTTACTTGTAATTTTAAGAATAGATTGATAGACCCACTCCACTCTCGTTGTAGTGTGGTAGACTTTGTGATACCTAATAGTCAGAAACCTAAACTTGCACAGAAGTTCTTTGATAGAGTGACTCATATTTTAAATGATGAAGATGTAGATTTTGACATGAGGGTAGTTGCAGAACTTATCAACAAACACTTCCCAGATTGGAGAAGAGTACTTAACGAACTACAGAGATACTCTGCATCTGGTAAGATAGATACTGGTATACTAGTTAATATATCAGAGGTAAATATAAATGAACTCATGCAATCACTCAAAAAACACGATTTCAAAGGTCTTAGGAAATGGGTTGTTGACAATATTGATAACGATCCTGTTCGTATTTTTCGCCGTCTTTATGATAATCTGTACGATAATATTGACCATAGTACTATACCTCATGCTGTCCTTACTATCGCTGATTACCAATACAAGTCTGCTTTTGTAGCAGACCAAGAGATAAATCTACTTGCGTGTTTGTCTGAAATTTCAGTTCAATGTAAATTTAAGTGAGGTGAATTATGTATCATGAACATGATTTTTGGACACACTCTACACCACTCTTAGAACCAGATGTAATAAAAGACATAAACAAAACTGTAAGTGAAAGGTATTACAAAGTTGAAAAGAAAGACATGGGTGCAAAAAGCAAAGATGGTAAGTACCTAAAGAATATAGAACCAAAGAATATATACTTGAGAGATTTACCAGAAACTTTACTAGATGTTTTACACATGGGGTTTCACGTTTGTCATCACTCTTTTGGTTTTACTACGTTTCCTTTAAACAGATGGGATACTTTACTACACAATGTATATTCTTCAGATATACAAGGTCACTATGGTGAACACTCAGATCAATCTAGAAGCCAAATTTATGACACAAAAATGACTATATTAGTAAACTTATCAGAGGGTGAGTATGAGGGGGGTGACTTGATAGTGAATAAAGCAGTTACAGATTTTAGAACGCCTGGTAGTGTCATAGTATTCAAGTCTTATTTACCACATGAAGTAACACCTGTTACTAAAGGTGAGAGAATATCCCTAACATACTTTATCAAGGGGCCCAAGTCAACATGACTTATGAATTAAAAGATTATCTCAAAGCGATAAACAAAACAAAAGAAAAACTTATGGATACAGATGATGCAATGTGGGAAAAGAAATATCCAGCGTATGTTATTAACAAATGTATTGCACCATTTAATCAAGAAACAGTTCACTTTGTAAATGCAATGAATACCAACCACCATGTAGACTCTAAACTACAGTTTGACTTTTTACTAAATAGTCTGAGGTCAATGGATAGATTTACTCCATGGCTCAAGGCGAAAAAACTAAGAAACATAGAGTATGTTAAAGAGTATTATGGGTATAGTAATGAGAAGGCAAAAGTCGCTCTTGATGTACTTAGTGATGAACAGATTAAGACTATTAAGAATAGTTTGAGTAAGGGTGGTAAAAATGGAAAGTAGTAATTGGACACAAGAGCAGATGTTAGAAGTTGGTTTGAAAGAACCAGATGATTTTCTAAAGGTTCGTGAAACACTATCTCGCATAGGTGTCGCATCAAGAAAAGAAAGAAAACTCTATCAGAGTTGTCACATTCTCCACAAACAAGGTAGATATTATATCGTACATTTCAAGGAATTGTTCGCACTAGATGGGAAAGAAACCAATCTATCAGAGAACGATATTGCAAGGAGAAACTCTATTGCAAAGTTATTAAAAGACTGGGGCTTAGTTGATATCAAAGGTAATGCAGATGTTGTTGCACCTTTGAGTCAGATCAAGATAATCTCATATAAAGAGAAAGATGAGTGGATACTTGAAACTAAGTATAACATTGGAAAAAAAAGGGAAACATGAGAAAACAATTAGTCGAAGCGCTCAAAGATAAATATCGTGCAGATTATAGTACTGCACACGCAAGTCTTAATATCTATATGACAAATCCTGTTGGGATAGGAGAACACCCCCAGCACCTAGAGGAGATGGATAAGTGGATAGATCAGATGGCATCTGCACAAGATAAATTAGATATACTTGAAAAAGAGTATCAACCCATACCAGAAAAATTATGAGGAATATATGGTGACAGTAGTAGTAAAGAATGGAAACGTGGAGAGAGCTATGAGGACTCTCAAAAAGAAACTACAAAAAGAGGGTATATTGAAAGATATCAAATCTAGACAATACTTTGAAAAACCTTCTGCAAAACGAGCAAGAAAAAAAGCAGAGGGAATAAAAAGATACCAAAGAAATATGCGTAAGAAAATAGAACGAATTGGGTATTGACAAACAATACGAATCGTGATATATTTATTTTATGAAGTTTTATACAAATGTTACTCGCTGGGGCAACAACCTACTAATCAGAGAATATGTAAACGGACAAAGGCTTAATCGTAGGGTTAAGTACTCTCCTACACTTTATATGAGAGTTGCAAAACCAACAGAGTATAAAACTCTTGATGGTAATTTTGTAACTCCAGTTTCACATGAAACAATGAAAGATGCTAGTGAGTGGGTTGACATCTATAAGAACCAATCACATTTAGTATTTGGTAATACACTCTATGCGTATTCTTATCTTGCAGATGAATATCCTAACAGGGTCGAGTGGGATATAGAAAAGTTGTTGATGGTTACCATTGATATTGAAACTCAGTGTGAGAATGGATTTCCTAATCCAAGAGATGCTATTGAACCTTTATTGTCAATCACTATCAAAAATCACCAGACAAAAGAAATAGTTGTCTGGGGTATTGGTAACTTTAAAAACAATCGTGAAGATGTAGATTATATTGAGTGTGAAACTGAACGTCATTTGATACAGGAATTTCTTGTATTCTGGGAAAGAAATCAACCAGATATTATCACAGGTTGGAATACAGAGTTCTTTGATATTCCTTATCTGTGTAATCGTATCATCAATCTTTGTGGTAAAGATGAAGTAAATCGACTATCGCCTTGGAAAAGTGTATCTAGTCGTGATATATTTAAAATGGGTAGAACACATCAAATCTATGATATACAAGGCGTTGCAAACTTAGACTACCTAGACCTTTACAGAAAGTTTACATATACAAGTCAAGAGTCATATCGACTTGACCATATTGCATATGTCGAGTTAGGTGAACGTAAAGATGGCAACCCATATGAAACATTTCGTGATTGGTATACAAAAGATTATCAATCATTTATTGAATATAACATCACAGACGTTGAACTTGTTGATAAACTAGAAGATAAGATGGGATTAATTGAACTTCTTTTGACCATGGCCTATGATGCAAAAGTAAATTATATGGACGTTCTTGGTTCTGTTAAATATTGGGATATTCTTATATACAATTATTTGCGTGGTAAGAATATAGTGATTCCACAAAAAAGTAAAAAAGATAAAAAGTCAGAAAAGTTTGAGGGTGCATATGTAAAAGACCCACAAGTTGGTATGCACAATTGGGTTATGTCCTTTGACTTAAACTCACTATATCCACATCTAATTATGCAGTATAATATTTCTTCAGAGACACTTGTTTCACAAGAAAAAATTAAAGGTATGTCTGTTGACAAACTGCTAAAGAAAGAAACAAACACATCTTTTATGAAAACAAAAACTCTTACACCAAATGGTGCATTGTTTAATACAACTAAAAAAGGGTTTCTTCCAGAGATTATGGAAACAATGTACAACGACAGAGTGAAGTATAAGAAACTCATGTTGCAATCTAAACAAGAGTATGAGAATACCAAAGACCCTAAACTCCTAAAAGACATATCAAAGTATAATAACATTCAGATGGCGAAGAAGATATCACTTAACTCTGCTTATGGTGCGATTGGTAACGAGTGGTTTCGATATTATGATTTACTTATCGCAGAGGGTATCACAACTGCTGGTCAGTTGTCTATTCGTTGGATTGAGAACAAGGTCAACGAGTATATGAATAAACTACTGGACACAGAGAATGAAGATTATGTGATCGCATCTGACACAGATTCAATCTATGTGACATTTGACAAGTTGATAGAAAAGTTCAATCCTAAAAATCCAGTGGACTTTTTAGATGTGATTGCAAATGAAAAACTAGAACCATTCATAGACAAATCTTATGAAGAACTTGCAGACTATACAAATGCTTATGCACAGAAGATGCAGATGAAACGTGAGGTGATTGCAGACAAGGGTATATGGACAGCGAAGAAAAGATATATTCTCAATGCATGGGATGTCGAAGGTGTTCGATATAAAGAACCACAACTCAAAATCATGGGGATTGAAGCTGTTAAGTCATCTACGCCTGCACCTTGCAGACAGAAGATTAAAGATGCACTCAAGATTATAATGAGTGGTGATGAAAAGATGCTAAATACATTTATACAAGAATTTAGAGAAGAGTTTATGAATTTACCACCAGAGGATATCGCATACCCAAGAAGTGTTAATGGTCTATCAAAGTTCTCATCAACAAATACTTTGTTTGCAAAAGGTGCTCCCATACATTGTAAAGGTGGTATTCTGTATAATCATTTAGTTAAGAAGAAAAAACTAAGTCATAAGTATCCTTATATTCAAGAGGGTGATAAGATTAAGTTTATACACCTAAAACTACCAAACATCTATCAATCAAGTGCAATATCTTTTATAACAGATTTACCAAAAGAACTTGACTTTCACAGCAAAGTAGACTATACTCTACAGTTTGAGAAGAGTTTTATTGAACCACTCAAGTTTATTACAGAAAAAATTCTCTGGAGAATAGACCAGAGTTACGGAACACAAGGAACACTAGAGGATTTCTTTGGATGATATTGAATAGAGAAGACTCGATATATGCAGCTACAAAGTTGATGAAATACTTTCGTGACTTCAATCGCATTGATGATTATTTTCGTGCAAGAAAGATTGAGAGAGTAAAGAATATACCATCACCACTGCCTGGTATGAGTATGGAAGATGATTTGTTTCAAGAGTTTGATATGCATCCACAGGACATGGACTTCAAAGTAGTTCAGATACCTACAAAACTATTTGATACTTTACTAGAGAAAACTGCATCATTTAGTCCAGATGAGAATCCAGGCAAGACTTTGAAACTTGTAGTTAAAGAAACGAATACCAATACAATAGTTGGTTTTATTCGTTATGGTTCTCCACTCATCAACTCAAAACCTCGTAATGATTTTCTTGGTGGTATACCAGACTTAGATATATTTAACAAACGTGCAATCATGGGTTTCAATATTGTTCCAGTTCAACCATTTGGATATAACTGTCTAGGTGGTAAATTACTTGCAGCCATCTGTTGTTCTCATGCAAGTCGTAGAATGTTAAACCAAAAATATGATACAGAGTTTTGTCTTTTCGAAACCACATCTCTTTATGGTAATATCAAAGGTGCATCCATGTATGATGGTATGCGACCTTATCTGCGATATAAAGGTGACACACAATCTAAGTTTTTATTGACACTTGGAGAAGAAATATATCCAGAAATAAAGGAGTGGTTTACCGAAAGAAATGGTGGTGAAGAACTAATACACAAGGGTGCATCAAGTAGAAAACTCAAGATGCAGACGAAGATGGTTGGTATAATTAAATCTTCACTCAAGGAACATGATAGTAAAGCATTTGAACTATTCAGTAAAGAGATTGCAAAGGCGAGTGATGTAACTACACAGAAGAGATTCTATATGTCAACCTATGGATATGAAAATGCAAGAAATGTACTATTAGGGGAAACAAATGTCTTGACAAAGGCAGAAAATTATGATAGATTCGAACTTGATAATATTATTGTTTGGTGGAAAAAACTTGCAACCAAGAGATACAATAATATTATTGCTGATGGTAGAGTAAGAAAAGAATTAGAGGTTTGGAATAAAGATACAATGGATAAAATTGATATAATCCGATAATTAGGTATTGACAAACAACGAATCTTATGATACTATTAAATTATTGAAGTTCCAAAGATGGGACTACATTAAATCTAAACTAGAATGCTCGCAATGGTGTGAGTAAATGTTAAAGGAGATTGCGATGAGCGATTTAAACTATAGTTGCGAGAATGCAACAGATTACTTTGGCAAGTCAGACGTACAATGTAACAACGGAGACATTAGTGTTTCATGGTTAATGTCTACTGCAACAAATATCAACACACAAAACCGAGCATATCAGCGTGAGAAAGTTTCCACACGAAAGTGGCAACAAGATTTAATGCTTACTATTTTGATTAACACATATGCTGGTATTCCAGAAATACATATTCGTGTTATTGAAATTGGAGATGGTGAATATCGTTTTGAAATAATTGATGGACAACAGCGCATGAGAGCAATCATGGACTTTCTAAATGGTGATTATAAATTACCAGAAGGATTGGTGGTTGATGGTTGTGATTTGAGTGGGATGAATGCACAAGATTTGCAAGACACTTATCCAAAAGTTTATCAACGTATTCTCAACTATCGTATCTCATGTAAATGGTATGAAGATTTGACAGACCAAGAAACTGCATTTCTGTTTATCAAAATTCTTAACAACATTAATGAGATGAAACCCCAAGAACTACGAAATGCTGTTCTTGGTTTCTATTCAGATTATGTTCGTGATACTGCTCGTGGAGACAAAACTCGCAAACTTAACCCACACTCAGTATTTGAACGATATACCAAAATAGTAAAAGGTGAAGAGAAAGAATACTTGACTCACTTTTCTTCAAAATTTACTTTGGGTGGAAGAATGGAAGTTGATGAATGGTTATCATCCCTTATATTTTTCATTATGAATGGTTGGAAAAATGGTATTACTCAAGATAAACACCATGATTGGGTAGAGTCAATTCAAACACCAAATGGTATATATGCTGGAAGATTCAAAGATGCAAAACGTATAAATTCAGTTTTAAATTTTGCAATGGATTTGATGAAATCTACTCCAAAACAGTTCAAAGTAAAACTCAACCCAATGACTTCACTTATGATGGTCGTATATGCTCTTGAGTTAGAAAATCGTGGATACAAAGTAATACCAGAGAAATTTTCTCCAGCATTCTTTGATACATATGTACGATGGAGTGATACTTCTACAAAATTGTATATAAACCACACTGAAATAAATGGTCGCCAGATGAAAGAATTTTCTAACCTTTTTGGTGGAAAAAATGCAAATGCAATTGGCAGTATCTTCAAAGTTCTCGATATGGATTGGAAAGATAGAGAAACAGAAGTTGGAATGATTAAACTTGACCCAAAAGAAACTTTCTCTCGCAAAGATATTCTAACAAAATGGCAAGAACAAGGTGGTAAATGTTTTTATACAGGTATACCTATAGACGAAAACAACCTTGCTGGAGATCATTATATTCCTAGATCTTTTGGTATTGATGCTGGTGGTGTCACTGAATATGATAACCTAGTGGTATGTACTAAAGTATTGAATCTTAGGAAATCGAATATGCATGGAGATGATTTTGTGAAACTCTTGAAGAAAGAATCAAAGCAAGCTGCATGAACTTATTTAAACTAGATTTAAAACTACAAAAAACTGTTAGGGTATTAGTTTACCCTAACATCACATTTCAGAAAGACTTGGAAAAGGATAGTTATATCCAAGTTATAAAAAAACAAATAAAATTGTTAAATGAAATTCGTGATGATTTGTGGTTTTATCTAATTTTACCTTGTCCTGTATCATCTTTAAATTTTGATAATGTAACTCAATACTACATTGATCTACCCACATATCCACCAACGATGAGATCTCATTTTGACGTAAGCACTGTGCAAAAGTTATTAAGTAGTGCGTTAGACTGTGACCTAATAATGTCACATCTACCAGAACACACTCATCAACTTGTAAATACAATGTATAATGTAACACATCATATACCACCAGTGTTTGGATACTGTCACTGGTGGGATGTGAAACAAGTTGTTACTTGGCCTAAGGATAGTTTTAAACAAAATATCACTGGTCTTTTAGAATATCATACTTGTTACTTAAATACTCAACATCAAAAGGATTTAGTATTAGAACAAGCAAAAGAAACTTTTAATGATAGAATCATTAATAGGTTAGATAAGACATTAACTGTGCAACATTTGGGTGTAGATGGGAGTGATATAGTTGATAACATTAATGAAACACCAGAAAAAATTATTGTGTTTAATCACAGACCAGACACCTACAAACATTTTAAAGAATTTATACTTCTTATGGATAAGTTGTGGGAAACAAGAAAAGACTTCAAAGTATGGGTGCCTTTACTAGATAATCCTAGTCGTGAATATATTGTTGTTGACAAAGGTAAAAAAGAGTGGTATTATAAAAAACTTAGAACTTGTTGTGTTGGGTTTTCACCTAAACAAACTTATGGTGGTTGGAGTGTTGCCACCACAGATGGTTTGATGAATGGTGTTCCTTATATAATGTATGATGCACCATATTATGAGGAATTAAATCCAACTGCTGATTTCTTCACTACTGATGATGAAGCGTTATCATTGTTAAATTTGTATCTAGATGGTGAAGTAAGAAATACTCAAGCAACTAAGTCGTTGAATTATATAAGGAAAAACCTAATATATAAAGATGAAATAATAAAAATGTCTGAACTCATGGATACTTTAATATTAAATCAGAGAGTAGTTGATGGGTCAGAAAGATTGAAGTCAATCATAGAATGGATAAAAGATAGCAAGTCTATTACAAAAAAAGATATTATGGATAAATTGGATTGGGGTAGGGGTATAAAGTGGACACCTTATCGCCGTGCTCTCATGAATCATCCAAATATTTTTGATATTAATGACGAAGAACCAAGATATTGTTGGAGAAGTTAAATAATGAGGAGATCAAAATATATGGCAAAAAATGAAAACTTAGAAGAACCAAGAGCTGGATTAATTCGACAAGAAATAATTAGTTACGAACAAGATCAGAAAGGTATGATTACTATAAGAAGAGCAATCAGACATTATTATGAGGATGGTGTGGATTTTTTGGATACAACCCACAGCGAGCCTTTAGCATTATGGGGAACTAAAAAATGAATATGGACGAATATGGTAATGAAGTAGAAAAGTTGATATTGACAAATGGTAAAACGTATGTTGATAAACGTCTGATGGAGAACACTCTAGGTCTTGTCGGTGAGGCTGGTGAGTTCGCAGAAAAGATAAAGAAACAAATAAGAGATGGTAACGAGGTAAATCAACTAGAGTTGGTCAAAGAACTAGGTGATGTGTTGTTCTATGTAACGGCACTTGCAAATCATATCGGTTCAGACTTACAGACAGTTGCAACAAACAATATTGTAAAGTTGCATGATAGACAGAAAAGAAATAAGTTACAGGGTAGTGGAGATAATAGATGAGTGAAACATTTATAAAAGAGTATAATTTTAGTGAAGAGGATATGCATCTTTGTGATGATTTGATTGAGTATCATAAGAACAACATGGAATATAAAAACTTAGGTAAGTCAATCGGTGCAAACGAGATGAAGAAGTCTACTGATGTTACTGTATTTCCAGCATCACAAAATCCATTTATATTAATGTATAGGAAATTATTGTTTGGGTATATAAAAGAATACAATGCAGCTTATGATAATCCACTTGCAGAGATGACGATTGCAGATGGTTTCAATATTCAACATTACAAACCAGGCGAAGGATATCTCAACTGGCATAGTGAAAGAAGTATTCATCTGACACACCAAAGAGCATTGACATTTATGAC